TATGATGTCGGGTATCTTATCAGGGTTAATTTCTAGTATGTACGTTAGATACTCTACTAGTTCTTCTTGTACTGTCATGTCTTTGTCCATGATTAAGGAGGCTTCAGACTTTCTTTTTACTACTTTTTTATCTAACAACTCGGAGTTCTTGACTCCTGCTAGATCCTGTATATCTCCTTCTACTTCATAGATCGTATGATCAAAGTTAGTAGCTTTCATCTCTTCACTACTTGTAACCGTTTTACGAATTAACTGAGGCAGTTTGAATTCTTCCCATAACCAACTCCAGTCTCCTTCGTTTATAAGTAAATAACCTGTTTTTACTTTGGTTCTGTGAAAAGAAGTAGTCATTGGACTACCTGGGTATACGATATTTCTTTGTGTATTACTATGAGAGTGCAAGTCTCCTGCAAACACAACTGGGAAATCTTCTAGTAAATCTAAGTTGATTTCTGGTTTTACGTGCGGTGGTATCTCTCCCCTGACATGAGTAAATAAAGGCTTAGTCTTATCAAAATGATCTATACTACCCTTTCTATGTATATCTGCATAAGGCAAAATGCCGTATCCAAGATCGTTATCAACGTATGAAATATCTACTACGTTGATTAGAGGGTTAATATCTCTGGAAACTTGTTTCAACTGTGTAAAGAATGTTTTATTCTTTTTAGTTGCTTCATGGTTTCCATCATAGATAATAGTAGGAATCTTTACTCCTCGAATAAACGTGAAGTAAAGTTCCAACTCTTCCATATTCGGTAGACGGTCAAAGAGATCGCCACCGATTATGTGCATATCACATTCTTTCTCTAGTTCGTAAACTTGTTGAAAAAACATTTGATAACGGTTTGTCGCCCACTTTACTGGAACGTTTTTCTGTCCCAGCTTAATGTGCCAGTCTGCCGTAAAAAGAATCATCCTACATTAAACTCCGCGTCGAGAGCTTCGTCATCAGTCTCTGCACCGTGGTTACGGAGACGGTCTAACAATTCTTTCTGTGCGTCCGCAGTAGGACGGGTCATAACATCATCCATAGACTTAAGTTCTGCGATAGATGTTAATTCGTCTGCTGTAAGAGCACGAGGCTTGCACTTCAATGCTTGGAGTTGGTACTCAACATTGTAAGGTAATGGGCCTGTCTTTACTCTCTTGAAACAAATGTCCCAGCCGGTTGAAGTATTAGTAGGATCTCCAAGATCTTCAGCAGCAGTAATAATCTGCTCCCACAACTTCTTCTTGAGGTTTGCTACTTTGACTACGCCATCGCTAGGGTCAATTACTTGACAAGCGTAGCTCCAGCCACATTTAAGGTCAGGATAGTACTCTCGTACCCAGTCTTGCTCTTTGTTGTTGAATCTTTCAGAATTTCTATCGAAAGATAGGCACTCTAAAGGAATGTTTTTACCATTCTCGCCTTCGATCCAGTAGACATAACGTGCAAGAATGTCGCCAACTACGCGCATCTTGTTATCGCCGTCTTTGTATTGAAAGGTATTGATGGATGATTTTTGGGCTCCGCCCGTTTGCTTATTAAATGATAATGCCATTAGTGTATAGTCTCCAGTGTGACTTCTTCATAGATGAACGTTATTTCGTCCGGTAATACTATGAGTAGCCTGTTATCGTTGATTTCATCTAGAGGCACAGGACAATGTAGTGCGTCTAGCGTAGTTTTGTTATATGCAATATAATCCGCGTAGCTCCTCAAGGAAGCCAGTGCGTAATATATGCATAGTTCTTTGTGTGTGTACTTATAGGAATGGTACAGTAAGAAATCTCCATGAAGAAGAAAACTAGAACCTGTAAAATTTTTATTAGAATATTTATAAATACGATCAAACTTGTTACGAGGGATCTGTTCGTTTATTAACATTTCCATAATCGTGTTACAAGCAGGAATATTTCCCTCTGCCGTATCAAAAACCTTCTTCCAATCAAATAAGAGCACTATTATACATCCTTTTAACCAAGTTGTCAAGAATTATTTTTATTTAGGGGTTGAATCAAATACCCGTCGTTTCAGAGACGTACTGCTAAAGCGGTGCTCTCTTTTATTGAAGTATAGTTTTATACCTCTCATATCTTTGCCTGTAAATTTTTTATACTTATACTCTTCACCTAGTATGCGTATATCTATTGAATACATCTTTAGTATGTCTTCAAGGTCTTCTTCAGTTTCGTAAGGAATAATTTCATCAACATATTTTACAGCTTGTAGTTGAGTATATCTTTCTACTAGCGTCTGTACAGGTTTCTTAACGCCTGATACCTGTAGCCCACATATTAGCCAATCACACTGATCTGAAGCTTCGCGAAGCATTGCAACATGACCTGCATGAAGTAGATCAAAAACGGAACAAGTGAATCCTACTATCATAAGTACTTCATCTCCCAGCCTTGCTTCATATAGAACCCGACACGATTTGAGGCTTGTTTTCTAGCCGTATTTCCTTTCAGGTGTATATCTATTATAACAGGACTAATTTTACCTTCTTTCTTCCGAATCACTCGACCTACAAGCTGTGTCAATAGTGGTTCATTGTTTACGGGTGTAGCCAGTATCAAACAACTTAGTGTATCTACTGATATACCCTCGGAGAAAATCGCTTGCGTTCCATATAAAATGTTTGCATCTCCGTAGAGAATTTGATCTACAAGCGTCTCTCTATCCTCATGTGCAACTTCACCAGTTACACAAATTGCTTTATCTCCGCTTAACTCCGCACACGCTTTCAGAAAAGCTACTCGATCACTTACTACTAGCACTTTGTGTCCTCTTGCGGCGTAGGCCGCAGCAAGCATGGATATAGTGTGTCGGTACTCTTCATCATTCGATAACTTTGTTACTCGGTTAGCCCAAGGTATTTTAGCACCATCCATGAAACGAATCTCGGAAGATACTAAGTGTATTGTAGGGGTCATATAGTTTTCTTTTGGCGGTTTAAAGAGAGTATTACCAAAGTAATCTCTGAACACAACGTGTTTACCATCCTTTCTTTCTATAGTACCCGACAGACCTATCTTATATCTACAATAGTTTGTATCTAAGATTTTGGAAAAAGTAGGACTACTAACATGATGCATCTCATCTAGTATGATAGTCCCAAACTCCTTACGAATCTTTTCTATGTTACGGTATAAAGTCTGAGTATTGCCAATCACAATAGGACTATCAAGATCAAACTGACCACTGCCTATGATGCCTGGTTTAAAACCGTAGACTTTCTCTACTTCTTTTGCCCACTGATTACGCAGAGGGACAGTGTGGGTAACAACAAGTGTCTTTTGACCAAGCTTACCTGCAATAGCTAAACCTGTAAAAGTCTTTCCCCAACTGACCCATGCGTTAATTATAGCATTGTCTTCGATCTCGTCAAAAACTTTCTTCTGACTGTCTCGGAGTTCAAACCTAAATTCAGGAAAGTCCACAGGTACATGAATACGCTTATCGACTATCTCATAGTGCTCTGGTATTAAGTCCATACGCCCTATAGGTAGTGATACTAACCCATTTCGAATGATCCCCATATTCTTAATGATTTGAGGAGGATCAAGAGGATTGTGCGTAGGAATTGAATAGGTAAGCTCTCTATCGATCTTATCTTGCAACTCGGCACTGCAATCCATGTAAATTCTGTGACTTATAACTGCTTTCATAAATTCAGTTCATTCTTTGCAATAATATATTGTTTAACGAAGTCGGATCTTACTATGTCCTCTACTTGGAAGTCTACAAAAGTAAATGCTTCCATGCGTTTAAGTACACGAATAAAATCTTGTAATCCGTTTGCTTTTAAATCAGCCTGTCGAAAGTCTCCGCAGAACATAATTCTACAATTCTCACCCATACGAGTGATAATAGAATCAAGTTCATGAAAACTCATGTTTTGACACTCATCAATAAGAATAACTGCATCTCTGAGTGTAATACCTCGTATAAAAGAAGTAGTCATAAAGTGTACTAAGCCCTTGTTCTTGAGGATTTCATAAGCATCTCCTCTCCCAAACAAGTCATTAGCAATATCTTTATAAGGTTCCTCATATACTGAGCCTTTCTCTTTTTCGGTTCCTGGTAGGAAACCAATGTCACGAGTCGGCACTGCACTTCGTATAATTACTAAGTTCTGGTAAGTTCCTTTTGCCATATCATCATATGCTAGATAAGAAGATATGAAGGTTTTACCTGTACCTGCTAGACCGTGTAGCACTAGGTTTTTATCT